AGCTTGGGACCCTTCGAGCCTTCCCATTCGTAAAGCCAACGAGACCGGCTGCTGCCTTCCTTCGGGGCGGGGAGGCGCACGACTTGTCCTTTTCGCCAAAGGTTCCCCAAGTAGTCTGAGACTCTGTTGGCTGACGCGGCGTGCTCGCGGATTTGCGGCATGTCGAAGAATGCCTGAGCATCCATAGGCTCAGAGGCCGCTTTTAAAGCGGCCTCCAGTGCGGGGAATAGTCCTGTCTCGTTGTTACGCATGATAGTGCTCGATGAAGTTGATGTCCTATAAGTTAAGTAATGCGGTTCCGGCTTGTCTTTTCACGCTCGTTTTAATCCCGTGTTGGTGTAGACCGCATAGGTCCTGCGGCGCTCGGGGCAGAGTTCTCTGGTCGCCACGGCGTCTTTGAAACCGGCCAACCGCTTCGCCCTACCCCTTTGTCATCTCTGTGATGATTTCTGCGAGTGTATTACGGGAAACCATCATCTTTCGAAATCTTTCTGCGACTATCGGGCTCGCCCAGCTTGTGCCGGGGAACCAGACGCCGCCTTCTTTGCACCCGATGATGACGCCAACCTTACGACCCTCAGCGTGCCTGGATGTAATCCAGTTCTTCTGAAGCTCGGACAGGCCGGGCACCACCAGGGTGTCAGCGCGCTTGGGAAGCACGTTGAACTTGTACTCGATCCACAAGTCGCCCGCTGGGCCGCTGTACCAGCAATCCGGCTGGCCTGAGTTGTAGACGTTGTGGTTCTTCATCCGGTACAGCTCAGCCGGCAGGTGCCGGTGAACTGACTGGATGAACGTGTTTTCAGGCGTCGCCATCTTCTTCGACGAGAGTGATGACGCCTGCGTCGATCAGGGTCTGCAGCGCCGCAGCGACGCTCGGGCCCACTGGCACGGGCATTGCCTTCGGCTTGACGCCGGCCAGCTTCTCGCCCAGACTGACCCGGTTGTCTTCGGGGTAACACGCGGGGCATCTGGGGTCGTTGCACAGCGGATCTTCCTCGAAGTCGACGGTGATGTCTCTTTCGTACCCAACTTCCGGGCTAGGTTTCTCTTGCTCAGCGATGAGCCGCTTCTCCACCAGGCGCGTGTAGCCGATGATGTCGGTCCACGAGTCGATGTAGCCGGGGTCGCCGTTGAGGATGCGGCCGATCTTGTGGGCCACCATCTCCAGGGCTTCCTTCATGTCGTCAGTCAGCCCGTGCCATTGGCGGCCGGTCTTCATGACGTCTTTGATGCCCTGCGTGAGGTTGGCGTGGTCGTCAAACTCACCATAGCGGGAGCCGCGTTCGGCGAGGGTTTGGTCGATGGTTTGGGTCATTTGGGTTCCGATGGTTGGAGTTGGGCAAGGATGTGTTTGGCATCCTCAACACAGTTGCCGAATGCGCTTGCGCCACCGGCCAGCAGGGCCAGAATCAGCGCGAACAGTTTGTCTTCGTCGCTCATGCTTGAGCCTTTCTGTAAAGTTTCTTGAATTGCCGGTTGCCCAGGGCTTTCACCAGGGCACGGCGGTTCTTGCGGTTGGTGGGCGCAGACGCCGGGATGTTGCGTGGGACGAAGGGCACAGAGGTTTCATGAATCCTGACACCATCGACGCTCCCTATCTCGCCCTTCATGCCTTCACCTTGAATGCGTGGTTGCCGCTGAACAACGCCTTCTGGATGGCTTGTGCCATCTTGGCCTGGTGAACAGCGTCAAACAACGCGTTGTGCTTGGTGCCGGCGAACGGGATCTCAATCAGTTTGGCGCCCGGCAGCTTCTTGTAAGTCCTGAAGCAGCGGGAGTTGTAATACTTCCACGGCACCTCCATGCCCAGCTGCGTGTAGGCGTGCGCCAGCATAGGCAGGTCAAAGTCGGCCCCGTTGCTCCACACGCAGCAGTCGTCGCTGCCAATCCAGTCGGACAGGTCGGACAGTGCATTGGCCAGGGTTTGTTTTGACTCGTTGAAAACGCCCTTGGCGGCCTCCCCCTGGTTCATCCACCAGATCAGGGTGTCCTCCTGTACTCGGCGCTTGAGCTCCAGGTTGGAGTCGATCGAGACACTGGCGTAAAAACCATTGTCGTCAATCTTGTCAGAGTCGAGATCGAAGCGCACGGCGCCGATACTCATGATACAGGCGTCTGCCACAGTGCCTAAAGTTTCGCAGTCAACCATCAGATGCTTCATATCACATGTTTCCAGGTTCGTTTTGATTGGATGGCGTCTATGGTCTGGTAAGCAACTCCAAAGATTCGGCCCAGCTCCGCCATAGACAGCGTGCTTGTCCTGATCACCCTGATGCAAGCATCAGTGAATTTAGCTTTTGGGTGTGCCTCACCGACGTACCGGGGAAGACGCCTTACGCCAACGGCGTAATCCATCTTTAGGTTTTCGCTGCGAGTTCCATATTTCAAGTTATCCAGTCTGTTGTCGTGCGGGATGTGGTTGAGGTGCAGCACTTCCTGCCCTGTGGGGCGCTCGCCTCTGAAGGCAAGCATCACGAGGGTATGGACGCCAACACTATTACCTTTTCCCAGCGCAACGCTCAGGTGCCCGCCGGATACGCGACCTGGGCGTAGAACCCGGCCTGTTACCCGACGCCGTCCGTCCCAATGGTCGATCGAGCGAACGCGACCCAGGTCACTGACCTGGTACTTTTGTTCGTACCCGACCACTGGCTTCCAGGTCTCGTTCGCGATCTTCATGGCTTAGGCCGGCACGACCTCGGCTGGGGCCTTGACTGCCTTGACTGCCTTGACCGCCTTGACCGGCGCGGCCAGGGGCACGGCTTCCAGAGCGGCGATCAGACCAGTGATCTTCTCGGCGCCTTTGGCTGCAGCGGCCATGTGCTTGTCGGCTTTGGCAGCAGCAGCCGCGTGTGCTTTCTGAGCAGCCGCAATCGCCGCGTCAGCCGCTTTACGTTTTGCTGCCGCGGCTTTTTCAGCTTCCTTGACCTCAGCATCAGCGCTTTTCTTGGCCACAGCCAGGGCTTTCTCGGCTTCCTTCAGCGCAGCGCTGATGGACTTGATGTTGGACTTGTTGTCGCTGAGCGCAGTCTTGTAACCAGCCATCTGAATTTTCTTCTCAGCGGCGGAAATGGTTTTCGGTGCTTTAGCCATGGTGATATTTCTCCTGTAGGCGATAGTGAAAGAGCGAGATTGCTCGTTTAATTAGCCGGTCAGTGACGGACCGACGACGCTGTGTGGCGGACTCGAGGTCGAGACACGCCATTACTTCGTCTTCAGTCAACTCGCCGATGACAGCTTCCAGACGCCTGACCGAGACCAGGGCTTCGTTTAGGTACCATTTACGAGTGGACATGAAGTTTAGATAGAAGTTAGATTTACGAACATCCCCCAGATGGGGGGGTCGAAGTGGTTTTATCGACGTGCTGTTGCTTTACCACCACGGGCCGGTGGCGCTTTGACGAAGCCAGACACGTCAGGCTCCACAGCCAGCAGCGCCTTGGCTTCGTCTTGACGACCGAAGCCCACCGCCACGTTGTTGTTTGGCTGGGGATTGCTGAACACCAGCTTGGCGTAGGTCACGCTGGGGTCGAAGCCCACAGTGGTCACAACACCGACTGGAGAGGTCTGAAACACACGTGCCACACTGGTCACAAAGCCGTCGAAGCCCTTGTTGGCCGTCGGGCTGGTCGACAGGAGCCACATCGGGGTGTCCTCGTCGGCATCAGGCGGCAGCACAGCCAGCACGCGGCAGTTCTTGCAGGCCTTGCCGTCGCCATCGGAGCCGAACTGGTTGTTCGGGCAGCCAGAGCAGTCGGTGGACTGACCCAGAGGCGAGTTCTTGCTGGGCACCATCTTCAACGGGTTTGAGCCGATGGCGAAGCAAGCCGGGGGTGTGATGTTTTTGGGATCGAACGCGCCCTGGTAGAAGCTGTTCTTCGAGGTGAAGTCCACGATCACCAGCTCCAGGGGGCCGGGAGTCTTGGTGCCGTCGGGCAGGATGAACTGCTTGTCCTGGGTCACGCGGATTGAGTTGCCGCCAGGAGGGGCAGTCTTGTCGGCCACGCCTGCGGCCTGAGCCTTCAGCGCGTCCATGATGGACACAACGTTGCCCGAGCTGGGCTTTTTGACTGCAACAGCAGTCGAGGTTTTCTTGGTAGTTGCCATGATGTCTTTCTTAGATGTTAGACGGTGGAGGACAGGGAACGGAGATTCAGCTTGCGCCGGGTAAAGGGCTCGGTGCCGGGGACACCTTTGCCCTTGCTTTTTTCCATCAGTTCGCGCCAGGCGGGGTCGCTGACACGCTTCTGAAAGAGATGGAAATACTTGTGCTTGGCGGCGTAGGCCCAGAGCGCGTCCCAGTCGGTCACGCTGGCCACGGTGGCTTCGCCAATGGAGATCGACGCCTTGGTGCCGTCGGCCTTCTTGAGGCCTTCTTCGTCCAGGCGCTTGAAGACGATCTCTTCCTGGGCGAGGATCTCGTCTTCGATCTTCTTGACGACGGCCTCGGCAGTGCGCTTCTTCTCGCGCAGGGCCCACATGTCGTCGATGACGGAGCCGATGGTGCCGCCCTTGAGGACTGCTTTGACCTGGGCGACGACCTTGGTGCGGGATGGTTTTTCGAGAACTGCTGACATGGAAGCTCCTTTGGTGTGGTGAATTCTAACTCAAAACGAAGTTAGATCTTAGACAGAAAGTGTCATTTTTGAATACATAAAGATGACCGGCCCTGTAGCTGGATGTAGGCGCTTTTGGCAAACGATCAGCTACTCAGGGCCGGTCGAAA